AGAACAAATGCTCAAGAAAGCACCTAATGTGTTTGGTTTCCCCGGTGACGGCAAAGAGTTACCGCCGGGCGCAACACAGGATAGCTTAGAACTAGGAGCATTACAAGAGAAACTAGAGCCTGTAGAGAGTATGCTCAAGTCAGGCTATGGTAAAACACCAACATCACAAACATTTCATCCTGCAAAAGAAGCTGCAAAGCGAATGGAAAAGAAGATACTTGACCAGTTAGAAGAGTCAAGCGCATCTCGTCATCTACGTGGTACAGCTTTTGAAATGGCACTGTTTGGTACAGGAATATTAAAAGGTCCCTTTGCATTAGAGAAAGAGTATGCAAATTGGAATGAAGAGGGCGACTATGACCCAGTTATAAAGACTGTGCCTAGAGTAGAGAATGTATCTATATGGAACTTCTACCCAGATTCTGATGCTAAGAACATGGATGAGTGCGAGTATATTATACAACGCCACAGAATGAGTGCATCTGAGTTACGAGGACTAAAGAAGCGACCCTACTTCAAAGAAGACAAAATAGAAGAGTGCATAGAGTCAGGCACAAACTATACACGTAAGTGGTGGGAGACAGACTTAGAGGATTACAGAAACTCCTACGATATAGACAGATACGAAGTGTTAGAGTTCTGGGGCAACATAGACAGCAAGCTTGCAGAACAAGCTGGACTAGACGTACCAGAAGAACTTTCAGACGCTGATACGCTACAGGTAAACTGTTGGGTGTGTCATGATAAGATTATACGTTTAGTTATAAATCCTTTTACACCGAAGCGGATACCATACTTTGCAGCTCCTTACGAGCTCAATCCTTATAGTTTCTTCGGGGTAGGTTTGGCAGAGAACATGTCAGATACACAAAGCCTGATGAATGGCTTTATGAGAATGGCAGTGGACAATGCTGTGTTGTCGGGTAACTTAGTTTTTGAGATTGATGAAACCAACCTAGTACCGGGTCAGGACTTGTCTGTCTATCCCGGCAAGGTATTTAGAAGACAAGGAGGTGCTCCCGGACAGGCATTGTTTGGTACAAAATATCCTAACGTAAGCTCAGAGAACATGATGATGTTTGATAAGGCACGTCAGATAGCCGACGATGCAACAGGCATTCCCTCATACTCGCATGGACAGACAGGGGTACAAGGCACAGGGCGAACAGCGGCAGGTATCTCTATGCTCATGGGGGCAGCCCAACTCAGTATAAAAAGCGTTGTAAAAAATATTGACGATTACTTATTACAACCATTAGGAGAAGCGTTCTACGCTTTCAATATGCAATTTAATTTTGACCCAGAGGCAAAGGGTGACTTAGAGGTAAAAGCTCGTGGCACAGAATCTTTGATGAAGAATGAAGTTAGGTCACAGCGATTACTACAGTTATTACAGATTAGCTCTAATCCTAACTTAGCAGCTTTCGTAAAACTGCCTGTTGTGTTACGTGAACTAGCTCAAGCTATGGACTTGGATGCAGAGAAGTTTATCAATGATGAACGTGAGGCTATGATACAAGCCGAGATAATAAAGGCATCAGGAGGAGGCGCACCGCAACAACAGCAGGCAGGTCCTCTTGGAGCTATGGACACATCCGGTGGAGGCGGAGGCAACATAGGCGTTGGTACAGCACCACAACCGGGCGAACAAGGTTTTAGTGCAGCTAAAGAGCCTGCAGAGCAACCTAGTGGAGATGAAGCACAACAATTAGCTGCCCTGCTTAGAGGAGCTCAATGAAGAAAGAAGTAGCTAAGAAGTTACTTAAACTTGTAAATGTAAAGAGTAACACAGACTTATTAGAATTTTATGCGAAAGAGCGTGTGCAAATTCTGTATAGACAACTGGAGCAACTTGCTAATATTGACGAGATTCGTCAGATGCAGGGAGCCATTAAAGAAATAAAAAGATTAACAACTCTACGAGATGAAGTTATAGAGAAAGCAAAGGACAAGTATGACTGAGCCCCTAGTTCCAAACCCAAACATGCGTCCTCCCAGCATAAAACCTGCGTCCGCAGATGACTACACAATGAAAGAAGATGATGTAGAAAATATACCTATGAATAGCCCCAGACATCCTGCTTACAAAGACACCACTAGAAAGCAGAGGTTTGGAATTAAGGTTGCAGGCATAGGGGGAAATATAGAAAGGGCTTACGATGAAGCGGTAGCGTTCGCTAACGAATATAAATTTGGTGAAGCAGATTCTACAGAAGACACTTTTAGACACATACTTTTAGGAGGTCTTGTTGATGGTATGGGGGAAAAAGACCCGCTGCAAAAAAGATTATTTAAGGGTTTTGCAGGAAAAAGAATAGATGCAAGAGAAGACAACGACCCAGAATCCAAAATTGACCTTGTAAATAATCAATTTGGAAGAACACTAAGAGAAGCTGTACCTAACGAAGAAGAGTTTGTAGAAGCTGCAAAAGATGTAGCTTTACTTATGAGAGGTAATGATACTAGAGAAATAAAATTAGATAAGTTAAAGCAGAGATACGGTATAGAAGAGCTTCCTATAAATAGCTTGGATGCTTATCAAAGATTGAGAAGCGATGAGTTCAACGAATTACCTTATGAAATGCGACAATCTGAGTTAGTCAGTAAATACAAAGTTGACCCAAGGGATGCCGCTAGAATATTAGTAAAAGACCCAGACCCAATGAAATCAGCAGACGATTATACTAAGAGAGAAGGAGGAGCTCTTATGGCAAGTACAGGTGTTATGCCTATGTCCAAGGCACAAGAAGACCCAACAGGAGGTGGTCCAAAGGTTGCAAAAGGTAAAAAACCAACTAAAAAACCTAAAGTACAAAGAGGATTAGGTAGACCTGTAGTTGACCCTAGAGATGAAGCTATGAAAGAAGTAACACAAGCATCACAACAGAAAGGCTCTGTGTTACCAACTACACAGCCCTCGGTTATGCAAGCAGCAAAAGGCGTTACAGCTATAACTGTAGGTATTGGTGCTAAGCCAGACCTTATGAAAGCAGAAAAAGGTGAGCCACCTATAGGAGCTACAAAAGAAGAAGTAGCAGATGACCAACATGTAATGATGAGTCAGGGCGAGCTAGTTGTACCTGCTAACGTAGTTAGGTATCATGGTCTTGGCACGTATGAAGCTATGAGAAAAGAAGCACTTATGGGTCTTGAAGGCATGGAAGAAGCAGGACAGATAGAGTACGTAGGTGACGAGAAGACATCCAAGACCAATGATGGAGGTTTGTTAAAAGCCCAATCTGGTCTAGCACTTGGTTCAACACCTGCGGCTGCTTCAGCACAATTTGCAGGCTTATCTACAACACCAACCGCAGGAATAAATCCATTATCATTAGGACGTCCAATACTAGATAAAGATGGTAATGTAATAGGATATGAGCCTAACACACAGCCTACGCCTACTCAAGGGTCTGGTACAGGACTAGTTGCTCCTAATGTAGGCGATTACAAAGAGTCTGTAAAAGAAGACTTTACAAAACCCCCAGAAGGTGTAGATACACCCTCAGCCCCATCAACGGGAATAGGTGGCACAGGAGGGGGCGGTGCAGGATTTACATCAGCTCAACCGGCGCAAACATCTCAAGATTATATGGAAAGTTTTAACAAAAATGTAGAGGCTATATCTGCAGGAGCTCCCACTGCACCTACGGCTTTTCAAAAATCTGACTTTGACAGCTACATAAATGTGCGGCAGCCAATGTCAGAAAGACCCGGCATTATGGGTAAAGTTGGTGGCGCTGTAGACACTGCTGCAGGGTATATATTACCGTTTACAGGATATCAAGATAAAAAAATTAGAGAAAGTGCCGCAGATAAATTAAAGAACTTTGCATTCGGTTCTCAAACAGAATACGACACTCTTATGAAAACGATAAACTTGCCTTCTTTAGGCGATACTGAAGATGACCAAACATTGGTGCAGAAGTTAGCTGAAGCTAAAAAGATACAGTTTGATGATGACACAGCAAAGAAGGCTACTGAATTTGCTGCAAAAAGAGACGCAGCGTTAAAACAAGCTGAAGAAGACATGAAGGCACCCGTTGTGTTTAAAGAAAATACATTTGTTGATGACTTCTTAGAAGGACCACAACGAACGGAAGAAGCTAAAAAACAGACTAGGGAAGCCCTTAAAAAGGTAGACCCGGATAGCATGTCTCCTCAAGGCAGCGACGAACAGAAAAGAATACGTGAACTAGATGCACAGCGAGCATCTGACGTATATAATGAAAGCCTAGAACGAACACGAGATGCTGAGCTAGCTAGAAATATGAATCCGATTTATGCAGCGGAGCGTATGAGGTCTGAACTACCCGGTTCAGATACAAGCCAAATGAGTAACTCTGAAAGAGAAGAAGCACAACGAAGGCGAGAAGACGCTGAGAGACGTGCTGCTTCATTTGATACTTTTAGACAAGACGAGACTAACAGACGAGCAGAAGACTCTGTAAATCAAAATAGAGGAGACTTTGGTGGTACTCCCACAGCTACTGAAGGCTGTGTTATAGCCACACACGGCTTATCTACAGGAGGCTTCAGTAGGCTAGAGAAAGCTAAAGCAGAGATATGGTGTGCAAAGACATATCACGGCAAATGGTATGGTGAAGCATTCAGAAGAGGATACAGAGCTGCAGGACAGCGTTGTATAGACTCAGGTAAAGCACGAGAGCATTACCAAGAGTTCAAAGACTTTGTTGCTTATGGCAGAGGAGTCAAGAAGGGATTTGGATTGGCTATTACTTATTATCTAAGGACAATCCAATTTTTTATCACTGGTTTGTTTATCAGTGAGTAGTAAATTTAGTATAGGAGATTATAATGAGTGAAGCGATTGCCGCTGTAAAGCAAGACGTTAAGTCTGTATCTATGAAGTATAAAAAAGACAGAACTGATGAACAAGAAGAGCTAAAGCGTTTAGAAGAGGAACGTGCTAGTGTGGTTCAGGAACAAAAGGATGCAGAGGCTGACAAAGCTGAAAATGAATCTCTTGACCCTGAAGAGAAGACGTTTAAGAAACGCTATGGGGATTTGCGACGACATACTCAACAAAAAGAGCAGGACTTAAAAGATAAAATCAGACAGCTAGAGGGTCAAGTATCCACTGCTACTAAGGAAGCTATAAAGTTACCCAAGAGCGATGATGAGCTTGCTGCGTGGACAAAAGAGTATCCTGATGTTGCTAAGGTTATTGAAACCATTGCTACTAAGAAAGCTTTGGAGTTAGATAAAACTATGGAGGATAGACTTAAGGCTATTGCGGAGGCAGAAGAAGAAGCTAAAATAAAAACTGCTGAGGCAAAACTTATTCAGCTACATCCTGACTTTGAGGACATTAGAAAGTCTGAGGATTTTCATGCTTGGGTTCATGTACAACCAACATGGATAAAAGATTCATTATATGAAAATGCAACTGATGCACAGGCTGCGGCAAGAGCAATAGACTTATACAAGTTAGATACTAAAATATCTGATAAAAAGAAAGAATCATCTGATAAAGGTGCGGCTACTTTAGTATCAGCCAAAGGCACATCGAATGTAGCTAAAACAAAAACTTCTCAATCTAACCAATGGCGAGAATCTCAAGTTGCTAAGATGAAAGGCGCTGAATATGAGAGACATGCTGCTGCTATAGATGAAGCTATACAATCTGGCAATTTTATTTATGATTTGCAAAGATAAAAATTTATTTACTTTTATTTTATTTTGTGGTAAAATATAGTAATTAATAGCGACCCCGTAAGGTTACTCGCTCCAATAGTGCTGTATAGACTATACACTATAAACCCTAAACTTTGAATACAGCAAAGTTATAGATTTTCCACCGATTCAAACTACCCAGAGCGTAAGCCCCGTCAGGACACCTTATCAACTGGTCTTGTATAGTACGAAAATCTACAATCTTTAAATTACATTAATGAGGTAAAACAATGGCATTTAAAACCGCCGCTGGACACAGTAGTTTACCAAACGGCAATTTTAGCCCGATAATCTACTCTCAAAAAGTTCAGCAAGCTTTTCGCAAAACCTCGGTTGTAGAGTCAATAACTAACTCTGACTACTTCGGCGAGATTGCGAACTATGGTGACACGGTTAAAATTATTAAGGAACCGGAAATCACCGTTAAGGAGTATGCACGAGGCACTCAGATTACTCCACAAGACTTGGATGACGAGGACTTCAGTCTTGTCGTTGATAAAGCAAACTATTTTGCTTTTAAGGTAGACGACATCGAAGAGGCTCACAGCCATGTCAATTTCGAATCCTTAGCATCTGACAGAGCAGGCTATAAGCTCAGAGACCAACACGACCAAGAAGTTCTTGGTTATCTATCTGGTTTCAAGCAAGGCACACTCAGCGCTGTAGCAGGCACAGCTAACGACACCGTAAGTGGGTCAAAGGCTGTATCAACTGCAGGTTCTGATGAACTGCTTACATCTATGAAGCTACGTAAGGATAGCTTTGGTAACATCACTACTTCAAGTGCTGGCGACCATTCTATTCCACTAGCACCGCGTATGCCGGGCGCAACTGCTCAAGCTACAGCTACTGCTACACCATTGCAAGTTATTGCAAGGATGGGCAGACTGCTTGACACACAGTTCGTCGATACAGATGGTAGATGGTTAGTTCTACATCCAACATTTGTTGAAGTTCTCAAAGATGAAGATTCACGTCTTCTCAATGCAGACTTTGGTGAATCAGGTGGATTAAGAGCAGGTTTATCAATCGGCAAAATTCACGGATTTGATGTATATATGTCAAACAACTTACCTGCAGTTGGAACAGGTCCGGGTACATCTGGAACTGCTAACCAAAACTCTAACTTTGGTGTTATCGTTGCAGGACATAGTTCAGCAGTAGCTACTGCCGAGCAAATCAACAAGACAGAGACTTATAGAGACCCTGATTCTTTTGCTGATATTGT